GGGGGGCTATAGTAGGTGCAATTAATATCTATTTTCCTTTTAATACACCAAAGGTACAGTATCACGTCTTGCAGCGGTTATCGAAACAATCAGCATTTAACTGTTCATCCCTTCACTGGTTATTTAGTGGAAAGAGGATGGCGAGATATTTTAAAGTTGAGTTTCAGGATGTTTCATGCCCTCATGTAGGCTGCAAGTGTGAATTATCTGTTCTTGGTATAGATGAGTTGACAAGCTCGTTTTCTTTTAGGTCGAATGCGCCTACACCACAGGAGAGAATTTTACAGGCATCAGCAGCTATTGCATCAAGTTTTGCTATACAGGATGGTATACCGCGATTGAAGACGTTAGATTATGAAGTTGAATTATGTAAGTTGCTTATTAAGAAGGATCAAGCTGTGACACCGGCGGATGCTCCAGGGTATTTTCACGGGAGTTGGCCAGAGTCTCGAGAACTCGATGGGTTAGATCCACGAGTAGCGATTGCTTTGCGAAGAGTTGATTATAAATCATTGCGAGAATTCTTTACAGTAAATAATCGGCCATTGCATTATCTTGATTGGGACTTTTTGGCAAAGAATTTGTGGATGAGAAAACCTACCTTTAATGTAGTCCAGACTAAATCCGTAGGAACAGTAGCCTCACAGTGGATAAGAGAGGAAGATCTCAATGGTCATGAGTATGTTGATAAGCGTGTTACGGAATCAATTTCGTCTCTTCAGAGAATGGTACTTGAAAAGTATAGTACAGTTCATCAAACAGTTGGTTATACTAATGGTCGTCCACACGTAATTGCAGCTATGAGTGGTCTTTATCCAGGGAAATATGTGACGGGTGTTGCTGAAATTAGTAGGCCAACTCATAAGCCTCCAGCAGCTTTTGACGAACTTCGGTTAATAGTAGGTCCAGCTATGGATCTATTATATCATAAAATGAAGATATATACATTTGGTACAGAACATAGTCGTGTTTCATTCGATTCTATGGATGGTATGTATTTAGGAGCAAGTTCAGGAATTAATTTTGGCTCCTCTTTTGTGATAACTCCAGATGACCTAGAAGAAGCGATTTATGTTCGTCCAACTGGGAAAAAAATTGAGGTGTTTGAATCGGATGTAGAAGCAATATTAAATTTTATCCGTACAGGAGAAAAACCTCCAATTTATTGGAATATCACTCCGAAGAATGAGAATTTTTTTGATTTTTCAAAGCAGTTGTCTGATGAAGATTGGATTAAGTGGAAGAATAAAGTCCGCC